ATATTGTGTTTGTCATCACTGTTCATAATAGCTAGTCTTGCCGGACTCGATAAGGAACAGATATACAAATATCCTCTTAATGTTTTTGATTTTTTACATCTGCCCACAGCATCCTTCATCAATCTATAAGAAATTTCTTGATTAGAAGCTCCGCCTCTCGAAATATTTTTTACAGGTATTGTTGTAATTTTATCCAGATGTCCTACCCATGATCTTTCCAAGCATGTTTGTAAGTATTTTCTAAACTTCTTGTGTGATGGACGCATCTGTAGTCTTAGGACTTCATACAATTCACTGTCCTCATATCCCGGGCGCCACTTCTTATCTGTATAACCAGGAACCAATAATTCTCCTGCAAGTTCATCACCAGCACAATAGCTACAACCTCCTACTATCACTGCCTTTAGCTTTTCCATTGTTCATACACTCCTTGGCAATAATAATAAAAATCTGCATACATTGGAAAAGTCTTTAGCAAGTCTGTTCCTAAACGCTTATCATTTTCTGTAAAGAAACTGTAAAAATCACGCTGTCCTTGTTTGATTTTATTTTCATCAACAGGATTCTGATACATGTAATCTCTAACCCTTTTCATTTTTTCATATTCTACAGGATCAAAATATTTTTTATTATCTTTTATAAACTGTAAATTATTATCCATCTCTTGTAAAAATTGGCTGGGCAAAATGTTTATCATCCAATGAGGCGGTTCCTTAAGATAAGGAGTATCAAACTGTAGGCTTTGTTCACCGTATTTTTTCCTCCATTCAATAACCTTTGTCAAAAAGTTTGTAAATGTTGCAACGCACAACACATTAAAGGTACACATGATATTGACTTTGAAACCTCTGTTTATTGCTTCTACAAAGTTTCTCTCCCAATGATCACATTTTAATCCGGTACGCATGTATTCTGCCTGCTCGCCCCAACCTTCAATGCTTGTGAACAAACTAAACTTCCTAATTTTTTTCTTATCAAGCAGACTCTGTATTCTATCAAACAATCTATCTATCTTAGCGGTTGTAACACCCAAGTTGCTGTTTAAACTTATTTCAAGTTGTGGTGCAGGTTCTTTTTCTAACAAATCAAAAAACTGCATAGCACCCGGATTCATTAAAGGTTCGCCGCCAGTTATTCTCAACGTGTGTAAATCCTTTCTTAGATCGGGCCACCATTTCCAAAATGCTTCTATGTAAGGATTATCGTCTTTAGGTGCATAATATCTACCTTTATCTAAAAATTCTATTCCATACTGATTGTAGGTTAAATCATAATTGCCGTGTTTTTTAATTTCGTCCATCCACATTGTACTTGCTTGTGGACAACAATAGCCACAACGGTAATTACAGCCGTTACCAAATGATACTTCCAAATACTTTGGATTTATATTTTCTGTGTAGTGCATTTTAGATATTTTTTCAATCTCTGGCTCTGCCCAGTCACTAGCACTATGAATCATTCTATCAGAAATATGATCTCCTTTTAGATCTTCGATGTTCCAACAATAGTAACATTCTTCAGGCCGTCCGCCTTCTAACATTTTTTTACGCTGTTCTTTTTTCCAATTGGTGTTATGTAATGCACTAGGATCAGCTTTTATTTCTGCTAAAGGTATATGCTGTGGTCTTGGGTGATAGCAACTATGATTATCACCCGTATGTAGATACAGAGTTTCGTGTAACCATTTCATTGCACAGAAACCACAACCTACATCATTAAGTTTATCTCTTACTTCTTTAATATGGTCAACTCTATCCATTTATACAGTCCATCCAAAAGTCTTCCATTTCAGGAAAAGTATTTAAAAAATTTGTGTTTCTTCTCTTATCATGCTCTTGAAAAAATTTAACAAAATTTTTTGTTGCAGTTTTGTTATCAAATTTAGTTGGTGCATTTATCCAATCAATTAATCTTTGAACTTTCTTAATTTCAAAATCTGAAAATCCTTGAAACTCTTTTTCAGTTTCGCCATCTTTATTACGCTCCATAAATTCAATACATTTGGTCAATTCACTTGTGCCTTGACTGTAAAGTTTAGGATTCATAAAATCAGGATTAGTAAGTTGTGGAATATCAAACCAAATCATTTGTCTATCGTGACTATACTTTCTGCGTAATTGTAAAATATTTTTTATGTAATTATATATACCGCTATAGCTTAACACATTAAAAGTTATAATAAATGTAAGACTATGCCTGTTACAAACCTTAAGATATTCTTCTACGTTGTTTAAAAGTGTAGTGAAATCCATTCCGTTTCTAATATATTCAGCTTGTTCTCCCCAACTATCTAAACTACAAAATAGCATAAAGTGATCTACGTTTTGAGATATCTGTTCCATGCTTTGCATAAATTTTTCCCATTGACCTTTTGGAGGACAACAGTTACTGGTTATGCTCAAATGCAAATCTTCCTTAGGATTTTCTTTCACATAATCAAATATTTTAAAAGTATTTTTATCCATTAAAGGTTCACCGCCTGTCATTCTAAATGTTTGCAGTGTTGGATAAATCTCAGGAAACCATTTCCAGAATGCTTTTACATAAGGATTGTCCGGACTATTATTAGGCTTATCCATAAATGTCATATCATTGTGTTTTCTATCTTGTAAAGCGTACGGACCGTGTTTATCTATTTCTTTTTTCCACTCGGTAGATAATATAGGAGAACAATATGCACATTTAAAATTACATGCTTGATTGAAATTTACTTCTACATATCTTGGATTAGGGTTACCTTCGAATCCTAATTGTTTTGCTTCTTCGATCAATTCCTCACTAAAAACATCTTTGCTTCTGTAAGCTCTATCACTCAACTGTGTGCTATGATCCTCAACCTGCCAACAAAAACTACATTCTTTAGGACGTTCTCCGTTAAGCATTAACTTTCGTTGTTTTTTCTTGTGTTCTGTATTATGCAACGCTCCTGCATCTTTTTCTAGTTCTTCTAAAGGTATGTGATGACTTTTAGGATGATAGCAACTGTGTGTTTTACCAGTAGGCAAATGAATACTTACATTATACCATTTTGCTAAACAAAAACTATTGCTAACTTTGTTAAGAGAATCAAAAACATATTCAGCATCGTGCAGGTACCTTGACTCGTACTTGCCATTTATTTTCCTAAGCTCGTTGCCTTTTATGTTTCTATTATATTTCATTCTATATCTATAAACTGTTGTTTACTGTTCCTTGAAGGATTTTGATACACTGTTTTAAAAAATTCGCTTTGTTCTTCATTAAGAGGTTGCACTGCTATTGGAATGTTTAAACCATTAATAAGTTCTGTACCGTGAGCCCATATTTCTTGATACAGTACATCTTCTGGCATTGAATCTCTACCTCTCCAAAACTCATTAAGATATTCAAAGTCTCTTACTTGCACATAATCCCAATCACTTAACATGGTCATATTAAGTCCTTCTCTTGCTCCTAATATTGCCCAATTACCGTTCTTAACATCAGAGCCTATCATTAGCCATATCCAAAGTCTATGCAGATTCTTCCAGTGTCCATTTAAAAATTCTTCTTTGGTTGGTTTGACTCCTCTATCAAGCGCCATCTTTACACCTTCACGAAATCCTGCTCGCCATGCCTGATGTGGTGTGGTGTTATTATGTACATCTGAATAGCAACTATTTTGTTGAATGTAATTTATGTCCCAACAAAAATCAACCTGTGCATGAGGATTGTTAGGATCTGCGTTTTCATGCGTTTTCATATCAAGCACAAATTGTTTAGGCCAACATTTTAATCCACCGTTGCCGTACAACAATCCATTAATACTGTTTCTACCACACCAACTGATTACACTATGTTCTAGGTCAGTGTGTTCGTCGAAGTCTAAAACTTGATTAATAAATTCTTGTCTTATGGTGTTATCGCCATCCACAGTTACAAATCTATCTGTAGTGCTGAGTTCAGCACATGCTTTGTGTGCCGCATCGCTACCGTGTATACCATGAACACGTTTTGCCCAAGGAACTTTAGTTAATAAGTCTGCATAGTTTTGTTCTGCATTTGGTTCATCATAACTTAGGTATATTATGTCTAATTCTGCTAATTTTACTTTCATTATATTTCCTTGTAAACACATCTTGCCATATCACTATTTGTGTATATGTCAAATTTTCCTTTAATTTTAAATTCTTGTTTTTTACTGCTATCAATATCAAATGTTTTCATATTGTATAATACATGTGGATCATCTTTCTTTGTAAAACTAAAAGTAATTTGTTTTCTTAAGTCCACATTTGTTTTTTTCATTATTTCTAACAGTTCTTCATCAGTATTAATGTAACATTTTTTAGCTGATTTGTCAATAGTAAGCATTACATCATATTCTTGTTTTGGAACGAAAGAACTTATTTTTTGGTAAAAATCTTGTTCTTGTAATATTATATTTTTCTTCAGCTTGAATTGTTTTTCTTTTCTGTTATACACTACAACATAATCTGTCATTTTTTCTTTTAATGTTTTAATTGGCTCTATCTCAGAATATGTAACCTCAATAAAGGAATAGCCATCTTCTATAGATGGACCAATGCTAAAAATTTGTCCTGTTTTATCATCAAAACAAACATATTGTTGTGTATGAACCTTTACGTGTTTCATAATACCTTGCTTTCAAACTTAGAAATATTTTCGTCACAAAATTTATTTTCCGTGTAATGAAAAATATCTTTTTGTGTGTAGTTGCCTATTTTCAGCTGTAAATTATCTGTAAAATAAAAAGGAATCATTGACATCCAGTCTTCGTTAGGATTATGCCATTCTTGCACTTTACTTTTCATATGCACAAAATTTAATGCAGGATGTGTGTAATTTTCAATGTTCTCATCTATCACTGTAATAGCATGATTCAAATCCATGCTTGACAGTTGCCATTTTTGTCCTTTTGCGTTTATAGTTTCAGGTTTGTGTTTTTTGACATATATTTCATAAAATTTTTCGTACTCTTTACATACTTGTTCTAACTTTTGATAATACTTGTATCCTACGTCATTCTTTTTAAAATAATGATATGCACAATACAATAAAGGAAGATTATTTTTTGTAAACGCTTTTCTATAATAATCGCTTGTTACTAAATTGTTTCTATATGTGTAAACATTTTTTGTAAAACAAACATCATAATTTTTAAGATATTCCCACCAACGGCTTACATCATTTAAGAAAATCATATCTGTATCTAATACAACAGTTTCTTCGTATGGTGTTAGGTGAAATACTTTCCAACGATGTTCGGTCCAGTAAAAAGTATTATCATCTCTCCAAGGTACATTAAAAATATGATCAAAAAGTCCTTTATACTTGCTTGGAATAGTGTCATCAGTTACTATGCTAACATTAGAAATTTCTTGTGTTGCTTTAAGGCTCATAGCACACATACATGCTTGTTGCACATAGTTCTTACCTCTAGCAAACATCATATATCCTTTCATGATATGATCCTTTCGAGACTGAACTTGTTCATTACATGCACATTTGATTTTCTTGTTGAAGCTAAAGTATATTCACCTGAATAATTTTCCTTTTCAACTAAAAATTTCATGTCATCTTTGTCCATACTAACAACATGATCTCTATCAAGAGTGTAATACATAGTTCCTGGAAGTTCTTTTGCCCAGTCACTTTCTGTAAAACCATTCATAATATGAATAGCAATGCTGAACACATGATCATTTCTAAAATTTTTACTTCCTAAATTGTAAATTTTGCTGTAGTGTAACCAATTTTCTTTTAAATTTTTTAGTAAATCAAAGAATAATTTTGTTTCTTTAGTCTTTCTAAAGAAAAAGCATGTAGCCCAATAAAATTTTATGCCTGTATCATTGATATATGTAAATTCCGGATAACATCTCCAAGGACACAAGTCAACAGCTTTCTGATAAATTTGAAAATCAGGTAGTAGATTAAAAGCATTTAACAATTTATCATTGCAGACAACAAAATCCGTGTCCATAACCATTGTGTTTTCATAAGGACTTAGATCAAAACTATTAATTCTTCCTGCATTTTTAAAATATAAACGCTTGTATGTAAGCGATCCATCATAATATCGTTTTTGATTTTCGTTATTATCTTCTACTTCTATTATTTTATCAAAAATAGCAAGATCTTTTTTGTATACATGTTCAAGATCTCTTTTACTTGACGTGACTAATGATGTAGGAAGATTAAAATGTTTTTTTATTCTAGTTGCAAGGAATATTGCTTGTTTTAAATAGTCAATTTTTCCATTATTATTTGCAAAGCATAAAACTCCATTAGACATCAACTAAACTTTCCACACTTCTTTTGTCTACCATCTTCTTATACTTTTCTAAATACTTGTAAGATTCTTCTACATATTGAATCTTCATGTCTTCCATGAATTTTGAAAGGTCATCAATTAGAATAGGATTTTCATTATCATCTATCACTACACTTTTGTCTACTCCAAGGCTATGTAGATTACAGATGAATGAAAAGAATTCTTTGGTAATGGTAAACTTTCCACCATTCTGATACATTGTTAAACTTTCAAGGTATTCTTCTTTTAGAATCCTTTTTTGATTGTTTAAGGTAACCATGTAATTGGAAAATTCTAGTGCTTTTTCCAAAGACTCGTCCATAATTATACTCCTATATAATAGTAAGTATATTTAACCTTATAAATTGTCGGTGGTTGCGAAAGCTGGTGCCCCAATATTAACTGAATTTGAATTATTTGGGCGATTTAATTGAACTGTGCTTGTGGTTGTGGCTGTTACAGCTTCATCAAAGTTTGGATTTGGACCTTTATCTTCATTGAATGTAATTCTAAAAGTTAACACAGCGCCATTCTTTTGACCTTCAACTAGATAATCATTGGCTCCGTATGCACTTGCAGTTTTATTGAAAAGTGTAACATAGCTTGTAGGTAAATTTACATAACCGTATGATGTTCCTGTCGAACCGTTGCTTGTATTATCTCTATCAAACACTACAGTACCAACTGATGTCATCAAGTTTCTCCAGTCATTGTTGATTGTTGAACTACCAGGACCAATTGTACCGCTGAAATTGATTGTTCCGCCTGCATTGAAAAACACACGCATGTGATCTGCACCACTTATTGTTGTTACTGTACCATCTCCGTTTGTAACAGAGTATCCTCCAAAAGTTACAGTTACTATATGGTTTATATCTGTAGACCAATTTGCAGTTCTAACACTTGATGTACCTGCTTGTAAACCTAATTGAGACGAATCAGCTAGTAATCTTGATGATTGACAAGTTACGCTTAATGTTTCGTATTGTACATAACCTTTTTTGGTTACTGTATTAGAATCTTCTATTGTATCTCCTATCAAAGGTTCTACAATTTCTGTTGGTGTGGTTCCTGTTTGATGCACTCTACATTTTACCATGTCAGAATATAAATCTTCCATGTCTGTTGCTGTCACAGTTTTTCCCGCGGATATAGTTTTACTTGTTACTGCTTGTCCGTAACCTTCATCACCTGATCCTAAACCTAATACTGCGGCAATCCTTGCACGTATGATGTTGTACCTTGCCGCTGTAATTATATCGCCTACTGCCATAATACTTCCTTATACTTTATAACTTTAAAATACACTCAACTAATGTTTCTTCGTGCCTGTCGTTATCTTCTAATGCAATACCAACTCTTTGGCCTTCACCATCAACACTTGCTGTACCGTTCTTAGCTACAAATACTGTTTCGCCTTTTTTAACAGGCCCAGTAATTCTAACCGGTACTCTTCCTACAAGTGCAATAGCTTGTCCTTCTGCTTCAGCATTCATTAAATATGCAGGCTTTGTACTTATCACGCCTATACATATATCACTATCTGATTTGTCAATTGCTGTAGCTTCTTTATCTCCACCTATTGCCATACATGTACCAACAGGATATGATTGATCTGTGTCGTACATTTCTGCCAAGTCAGCATATTTGGCTGATGTAGATATACCATTGAACGTATTCGCGGCTAAATTACCGCTTGAATCTCTTACTGCAACAGTATTGTTTGTTGCATTTACATCACCTGTTCTATAGTTTGAACCAACCTGTAAGTTTACAGCGTTTGTTGCCAGCCCATTGAATGATGTTGCGTAAATATTTCTCCATTTGTAATTGACATCTCCAATATCAAATGTATTTGTTACTGTTGGTATTAGTCCAACAGCCTGTATTTCAAACACTTCAGTAGCTACACCGCCAGATGATTGTACTTTAAATCTTATTTTTTGTCCTGTGGTGTTTTGTATTACACCTTCGTTACCTGTACCTGTACTATCGATAAAGATTTTTAAATCATTTGCATTACCTACTGTGTATCCGTCATCACCAAAACGCACAACGCTTGTGAAGTTTGCGTTGCCAGCCAGTGCATAAGCATTGGCAGGTTGTCCGTTTAATCTTTCAGAGTTTGTAGCTGTACCGTAAAATCTATGGGCACTAGAAGTAATGCCGTTTGATCCTGATCCTGTATTCCTTAAAGTAACACCTTGCCTGATTGTATCAAATCCTGATATAGTATTACTTGTATCTGTTGCATCAATTGTAAATTCTGCACTGCTTATGACAAAAATTACAGCATCTTCAACTGTACCTTTGATAATTGTTCTGTTTAGACCACCAGTATCGCGTACCTGCCCGGTAACCATTGCAGAAACTGTATCACCTATACTCTGTGGACCGATTAGGACAAATCCACCTGCTGAGTCTTGTGCATATAATTGATTATTAGTTGTATCCCACCAAAAGTCTCCAGTTGTTAGTCCAACTGGTTGAGTGGTTGATACTTCAGCACCACCTGTTGTTCGGAATTTAGTTCCGTCGTAAAATTTTAATTTTTTAACTGCACTATCAAACCAAATTTGTCCTGATAAAGGACTTGCAGGCTGATTAGCACTTGAAAAGTTTTCTAGCAAATGCACAAAGTTTTCGTTCTGTATTTCACCGTAACCAGCGTAGTTTTTACCCACTAATTTGAGCGTTGTACTCTGATCAATGGTTCCGTCTTCTACAGAAGTTAACTGTGTACCGTTTGTTAAGTTTATTATGTACGCCATTTATTAACCCCTAATCATGTGTTACATGTATTTATATTAAATTGCCCGGAGTTAAGTCTTGCACATACTCCCAGGATCCATTGTTTACTCTAAATAATTTAAGTGATCTTGCCACTGTTGATGTAATTGCACCCGTTACATTGTTAAATGTTGCGTCTCCAATTACAGAAGCTGAACCGTCATCATTACCACTTCCATCTAATTTTTGCACTGTTTCTAAACTTTTATTAAAACTTGCGTTCAAATTTGCGGCTTCAAGAGTAGCAGTTGCACCCACAGTGGATGTACAATGCACTCTTGCTTCAGTACCATCTCTTTTTACAGTTGCAGGAGCAATATCGTTTATAATTGTTGCAATATTGGTGTTTAGTGTACCTCCTGCACCCAATCCTGTAATATCTAATGTCAAAGGAATAACTTCTAAATCAATACTGCTATCTACATAGGCTTTTGTAGCAACGTCTTGTGCTAACACAGGATCTTGCACGTTTCTTATTTTACGTGATGTATTAAGGCTTATATCTCCTGCTAAATCAAGCAGTAAACCATTACTGCCTGAACTAGTACCAGTTGCAATAGTAATACCACTAAAGCTCATGTTTCCTATGTTTGCTGATGTCAAGTTACCAATAGAAGTAATACCTGGAGCACTTGTGCCATCAATTAGATCAACACCATTATATTTTAATTTTGCTGTGCCTGTCATATTCAAACTTACGTTTGTTGTCCAGGCGTTTACTGCATTTCTCCAAATAAATTCTTTGTTTCCACCACTGGATTGTACAACAATACCAGCTTCGTCTACTTGTGAATCATCTAAAATTGTGCTGTCTTCACCTCTTGCTAATTCTATTTGTTTGTCTTTAACACGCAAAGTGTCAACATCAATGTTTGTTTGTGTACCACTTACAACAAGGTTGCCACTGATCCTAACATCACCACCTACATCTAAAGTTGCTTGTGGATTATCATTATAAATTCCTATATTACTAGTCGTAGACTTGATAGTAACAGCATCTCGCTTACCGAGACTTGTTGTCATTCTAATTATGTAATCTTCACCTGATACGTTGTTCTCGCTTACAACTCCAAGGTTTGTTACTTTGATAACATTGTTGTCTGTAAGACCTATTGTGATTCCGTTGTTATTTCTTACAGATAATGAACCACTTGTTGAATCATCTGAATCACTTGCTAAAAACTGTGCCGCTGTTCTGATTACTCCTTGAGAATCAACTAATGAATTTGTTCTAGTGGCTGTACCAGCAAACACAAAATCTGCATCAACAACATTAAAACCTTTTGCAACATCACCTGTAAAACTAGGAATAGTATCTATATTTTGTGGAACAAATGCAATTTTGCTCCATAAGCCTACAAGTGTACCTCCAACCCAATACTTAACAATAGTTCTGCTTGTACCTGTGTTATCAAGCACAGTAACAACCTGTGGCCCTGAACGTCCTTGGAAAGCATTATATATTGGACCTGCAAGTTCTAAATCTGTACCGTCAAAGAAATATAATTGATTGGATTCATTGTTAATCCACATATCACCTGCAACCATGTCAGGTCTAGTAGGTTGCACAATAGGACCTCCACCTGTTGTCCAAGCAGTTCCTGTATAAACTTTTATTCTAGATGACGCTGTATCCCACCAAATTTGTCCTGCTAAAGGATTTGTAGGAGCCGATGAATTAGCAAAATTTTCTAAAACTTTTACAAAGTTTTCGTTTATAGATTCACCAAATCCAGAATAATTTTTTCCTATTAGTGTTATATCAGTTGAAGTTGTATCTATTTGACCGTCTGCAAGATTGACTAAAAGTGCTCCACTTGTTTTGTTAATTTGATATGCCATTAGCCCCCAACTCCTGTGTAAATTATATAGTTAATTGACAAGAACGGATTCATTAAATTTAATGGCGTACCTAATTCTGTAATGTCAAATGTTTCATATTGTTCAACACCCGTTTGTTGATTATACTGAATGTTTCTTCTGTTAAGCACACCTCCTGATGAAGTTCTTGCCTGTCCTGCGTTAGTACCTGTAGGAGCATCATATTGTATAGTGTCAGCATCTTGTGGCACACCACTGTCATCAAGTATAACATAAAACTGAGCACCTTTGGGTGATCTTAAATCGTGTTCGTGTTCAGGTAAGTTTTTAACATCAATTACTCTATCTTCAAAACCAGAACCTAATCCTACAGTGTCTGCGTTTACATCTGTAACTCTGTTTGCACTTGTTCCGCCCATGTTATCTGCACCAAGTGGAAATCTACCTCTTAGATCTGGTAAACCAAATCTACCCGAAGTTACTTGGCTTTGATCTTTAAATTGATATTGTACTGTGTTGAAAAGTGAGAGATAATTTGCAATCAATACTTCACTTCCGTCACATAATAACCAACCGCCTGGGATAGTCAAACCACCATATGGCACAATAGTACCAATTGGAATAGTTGGTACTGAGCTCACCAACGCTTGTTGAGAAATTTTGAACACACCTGTGTCATCACCAGATATTCTGTTGAGAATTATTTCATCATCATTATTAGGAGTTGTGACTAAAGTTTTATTTGCAATAAATGTGTTGCTTATAGCAGTATTAAATATTTTTGTTGTTCCACCAGTTTGTCCATCAAAAGTAATCTGATTGGAACTTACATCACCTGTCAATTCAAATGTGCTTGAACTAGTTAATTTATTAGCGTTTGCGGCACCACCTGTGACTGTACCTGTAACATTTCCTATTAAGTTTCCTCTAAATTCTACAGAATTAACGCTTGACCATCTATTTTCTGCTGTACCTAAATTATATGTTTGTGTTGCACTTGGAACTATAGTTCCAGTTGTGCTAGTTCCAGCAACATTAAGATCTGTACCTACCCAAAGTTTTTTAGCAATTCCAACACCGCCGGAAATTTTGACAGCACCTGTGCCTATACTTGCACTATCTGTTGTACCTTGGACAATAAGATTGTTACTTGTTTGTATCGATCCTGAAACGTCTAGTGCTTCGGCAGGTGATAAAGTATTGATGCCAACCTTTTCTGTAGAGTCAATTCTAATTACGTTTGCTTGTGTACCCAAATTATTGACTTTGAAATCAATTGGTGCACCTGAAGTTAAGTTTGTTATAACACCTGACGTCCCTTGAACATCAAGAGTAACAATAGCATCTTGTCCTACTTGTATACCTTTGTTATTGCTTATAATTATTTGTTGTGTCGATGTACTTGTTACGTCAGCTCTTAAAAATTGATTTGCCGCAACCGTTACTCCACTTACAAGTAAGTTTTCAGCTTTTTCACTTGTACCATAAAATTTACCTACACCTGCTCCTCCGATATCTATTGAAGATAAGTTGATTCCTGGTTTGATAGTTGTGAATCCAACAATAGTTGTTTTTGGTTGAAACTCTTTTGTAGAATAAATTGCAACAGGATTACCTGCAACTTCTACCTGTAGTATTGTGTAATTTATTTCATCTTTACCTGTAACCACAACAGGCTTTGATCCTGTAAGTAAACCATCACTATATTCTGGACCAACCAGTGTCCAACCTGATCCTGTAAAAATATATAATTGATTGTTATCAGTATCTGACCAAAGATCACCTGTTAATGCGTTTGCTACATCTGGTGCAGTGTTTCCTTTTTTCAATCCACTAGCATTTATCCAGCCAGTGCCGTCATATAACTTTAAAGTGTTTACTCCTGTTGAACTATCGTACCATAGCTGTCCTTGAATAGGATTTCTCGGAGCACTTGTGTTTGCAAAATTTTCTAGTAAATGCAAGAAGCTTTCTGCGATAACTGAACCGTAACTTGTTGTGTTACGTCCTGGAATGTCCAAGCTAGTCGCCTGATTAATTGTACTATCTTCAATTGAAATAGTTCCTTTGTTGCTGTCGGAGTAATTAATCGTGTAAGCCATTATTCATTCATTCCTGAAAGACTCTGTACTCTAACTGTATAGTCTATCTGCACAAGTCTGTTTAAACTTTTCTGTACCGGGTGGAAAATAACATGTGTAAGTAATCTGCCTTGACCGGATGGACTATAACTTACTAGTCCTAGTTCATCAAACACATATAAGCTATCTGCATTAGTGGCATTATCTATAGCATCTTGTCCTGTTGGTTCTCCGTAATCCAACAAGCATGATACAAGAATGTCAGTGTAATTTGTACCGCTCACGTGTCTTGATTCTATCTTATTACGAGCAGGATCTGTGTTATTAACACTTCGATCATCTACTACTTTAATAAATGTTTGATTGTACAAACTTGCATTTGTACCTGTAGAGTTTGGAGTCAAGTATGTAATGATTCCTGTTGGATCAATACTTGTACCACCATTACCAAAGGCCATTTGATATACAAAGCCTTCTCCTGCGTTAGCTAAACTTTCTGCTAAAGAAATACTCATATTTTCATAATGAATAGCATTTCTTTTGTTTACAATGATTTCGCCACTTACAGGGTCAGAGATTTTGATATGTCCTTGCAGTAATACTCCATTTTGCTCTTTTAAGTTGTCTATCATATCATTTTCCTATACTGTATTTATTTGGGTAGCTCCACCTTTTCGGCCTTAAAGAAACGTGCTACCAAACTTTCCGCATCATTAAGTGAAACACCTGGATCAGCCCAACGCTTACCTTGACGTCTAATTACCTGTATTTTTGCATTGTTTACAGGAGTATTTAACAAAGTTACATATGGTGTGGTCCCTGTCACTGAAAATTCTGCTGGTGCAGTTATATCAGCTTCTGGTGAATCTTGGTCTTTTGTAGGATCAAATACTTGAATTGCATTTTTCCTTAGTCTTTTTCCGGCAACAAACACTTCAAATTCATTAACACTTGTTGGCGTAAAGCCTAATTCAAATACTGTTGTTGAATTATCACCTATAAAGTTTTCAACTATTGTGCTATCTACATAAGGAGCAGTTTGCTGAATACCTTGATTCAATACATCACTACCTGCTCTATGCACTAAAGGAGCACCTGTACCTAATGTGCCTCTTTGAATTTGCTTCAATACATTACCTTGTTTAATTAAAAATTCTATTCTTTCTCCATTAATAAACACAATACCTGGAATTCTACTAGTTTTATCAGGAGCACTTATTGAACTTGCATCGTCTAAGTATATTTCTTTGTCTGTTATAGCAAAATCTTTTACAAGCTTCATACTAGCAACATCACCAAGCCTCTTGTAAATATTTCTGTTTAAAATGTCCTTAAACTGACTGAATCCAAATTTTATTTCAGTTGGACCTTGTGAACTAAACTGTATTAATTCAACTACATCATTATCATTTAAAATACCATCATATTTTATAAATTTTTTGTCATCTGTTAAGTAATAATCTACGCTAGGAGTTTGCAATATGCCATTTATAGTTAACCAAACAAATTGTGCATCAATGGCTGGGTATCTTAATTCAATTAAACCAGCTCTCAAATGATTGTATTGTATATGATCTTCAGATCCTATAGCAAGTGTAGACCTTGCTACAACATCATAATTAATTCTTTCAAAATCTTGTATGTCATGTTTATTAAATGTAAACACTGTTAACTTTTCTCCGATACCAGGAGCTACATCTAACTGTAAATCAGCTCCACTATCTACCCATTGATTTTGATTATCTATTACTTGTATGCTTCCAAAAGCATACTCACCATCTGTCCGTATATAAACTTCTAGAATGTCTCCTATATTTCCTATACCCGGCTCCAATATTACAGAACTGTTTGCAGGTCTAATATTATATTCAGTTGCTATCTTCAATTCATTTCCATTCAAAAGAACAAGCACATCAGAATTATCAAAACTTCCTATAGGTGTTTGCCATATTTCTAAGAAATATTCTCTTACTCCAGCTGTAACTGTAAACTGTTGATTGTATCCAGGATTTAAAATTTTGTTGCCTTGCTTCACTATGACATTATGACTGTTTGGTTTCGAGCTGTAAGGCGTTTTAGCAAGAGTAAATATTCTTGTCGAACCGTCTCCTGTGAATTCCTGTGTTTCAATTTTACTGAAACTATCAACTTTGCTGTACACAGCAAAATTTATTAGCCCTTGATCTCTTGGAGGCGATCCAAATACAATGACACATTTAGCATCTTCATCTGTACTATCTGAACTAGGTATAAGCACAGATTCAACAGCTTCACCGTCAACAGTAGCGTAATAATCTACATCTTTTGTGTATCTTGCTTTAGTTACATATTGAACTGTTGACCCATCTGCGATAAATTCATCAAATTCTATAATATTTTCACCGTTACCACTAACACTTATAATGTTTACTGAGGTGCCTGATGCTGGTGCTGAGATAAATTTTACTTTTTTCAATCTGTAATCTACAGTATAAGTATTCTGATTTTGTATTATATTGTTTAATCTTACAAACAAGCCTTCTTTGTTTTGTGGCGTTACACCAAATCCAAATTCAAATGTGTTGCCATCGGCATTATAAGAATTACTTGAAAGAATACTTCCACCCGGACTTGGTCTATGGAAAACTTTAATATCCACCGTATCTAAAACTTGTCCTGGAACTTGTTCTTCTGGACCTTTTGATGTGGTTGGTGTAACAAATCCATCACCGTCGATGATTATTTCTTCTGCATTGATACCTTTAGCTGTAGAAAATTGTAAATCACCTCCACTTAATATTGTGTCATATGATCTAGGATCTGGTAAAAATGCACCATCAGATGTTGTTTTTCTAAATACTACAACATCATTTGCTTTGAATTTTTGTATATCATTTGTTATAGTAACTGTGGTTGTAGTACCATCACCTGTAATACTTGACATTACAGCATTTTCATTTGTTTGATTAGATGTGCCAAAGTTTGGATCATCAATACGTACACCATTCAAATATACATTATATACTATGCCATTTGCTAAAGGTTGACTTAAATTAAATACTTCTGTACTGCCGTCCATTTGGAATATCTCATCATCAAATGTTGTATCAAATGTATCATATGTAGTAGTAAACCAACCATCTGAATCCCATCCAGTACCTGCTCCAAAACTGTAACTGCTTACTTCAACTCCTCCGTAATCAATACCGTCTAATAACTGTCCTAAGTCATTTCCAAACATTCCTGTTGTTGGATTGTAATAAAGATTTATTCTATCTTGTGCTTGTAATAAATCCGGTGCTTTTTCATAACTTATAATTACTGTCTTTCCTAACTCTAAAGGATTAGTGAATGTTATTCTTCCATAACTTCTAGTATAACCTTTTGAAGTGTCGGTTTTATTTGTGAAAGTATATTCACTCCTTAAAGATTCTAGACCTTCTACTGTAACTTTAATTTGTGTTGACTTTAATTGCATTGGCCATTTCAAATCAAATATTTGTTGATCTAGTGTGCTTGTAAATGTTTGTGTTTCATTAAGTTGGCTGAATAAGAATGTACCAGTTACTCTATCAAATTTACAACGCACATGTAAACTTCTTGCTTTTCCTCTTCCTAAAATAGGACTTAATCTTGCAGGTGTTCCTCCGTCTTCTAAGGATCCTTCAATTGAAATTGTTGGTTGTGATAGATATCCACTACCTGCTTTTGTGACAACAACACTTGTAACCTTACCGTTACCTATGTATGCCTGAGCTTCAGCACCGCTTCCGCCACCACCGGTAATTTTAATTTTAGGAATGTCTGTATAACCACTTCCAGCATCTGCTATTGTAAAACTTGTAAGTTCAAAACCAAGATTGTCAATCCAGTGTTTGCTTGGATATCTCTGAACATCTGTGGTGCCGCTTTGTACTTTATTATCAATAATTTGAACGCTTTGCGGAATAATTTTACCTGCGTCTGCATTATACACAGGAGGTAAATCAAAGTCTGTTACAACAGAACTACTAGGATCAATTTTTTCATATGAACTTAAATATTCTCGTATCTTAGTTTTATATGGTTTTACTTCTTTGACATAATCTTCATAGCTAGATAAATTATCATTTTGGAAATTAACTTTTTGTCTAAGTTCACCAATATTATGTTTTGCTTTGATGTAACTTGTTTTGAATGCCCAATCAACATTAGGTTGTTCTGTAAACACATATCGTAAACTTGCAAAAAACAAATTGTTCCAATGTATTTGCAAATCATTAGTAAAAATTTTATTTTTAAGGATTCCTAGTATTCTTCTAAATTCTTCAATAGGTTCTGTATCATAAAATATCTTATCAAAACTTGCACCGTCATATGCAATATTTTCGCTCGAACTATCATACAATCCTGGTTTCAATGATATTGTACCATTTTGTCTGCCGATTGTATCATAATTTACTGTATAATCTACACCTACTTGGTCGTCTTTTTTCTTCAATAACAACCAACCACCAGAACCAACATTTTGAATTTTTACAACATCGCCGATTGAATCCTCTAATGCTGGTAATTGGTAACTTCCTAGTATTTGATAATTTATAGTTGTAAACTTGCTGTATCCTGTAGCATACCAATCAATGTATTCCCAATAATTATTAACATCAAATGATTGTGTTTGTGTCCTTAGATATTCTGTACCGTCCCAGGCAAATACTGCCCACTTACCGCCGACAGTTTCGTCATTGGTAACAAGGACACTAAATTCTCTAACTGTTATACTTGCATTTGTAGAATAGTTTTGTCCAGGTGACAGTATATCTACTCGAGAAATACCACCATTTGCATCTAGGATTAATTTTAATTCTCCTCCTGAACCTTCGCTATCTGTTATAACATAAGTTGGTGGATTAATGTATCCTGCACCCGGTTCAGGAATCAGTACATTTATTATATTTCCATTTTCTATTTCTAGTGTCAATCTAGCACGTTGAACTCTTGCAACACTCACAAAACCTATTTCTGCAAAAGAATCAGATGTTGTATCAAATTTGCCAGTTGCTATAGTAGGCAACGGATCAATTGCTGTAAATCCAGAAAGGTCTTTTTCATCTACAACAAGTTCTTTTGATAAAACGTCATTGACTCTTTCTACAAACTGTTTTCTTGCTTCTGTCCTGTTAACAAACCAGCTTTGTCTTGGTTCATTTAAGTTTCCATATTTTTGTCTGGTAGGTAAATCAATATCAGGTACTGGTCTTTCATTTGAATCAAAACCTACTAAACTATCAAACCATTTTTGTTCAATATCTGGATGAGGTTGACTTGTTGCTAATCCATCTGACACAAGCTGGTATTGATTGTGTGTGTTTTGTTCTTGGTTTTCAATAGTCCACCAGTTCCAACTTATACCTACATCTTTGCCTTTTACAAGATTTTTACAATTATACAATGCAAATCTATCTGCTCCTAAAGGAGCAACAAATCTATATTGTTGTGAAGCAGGGTCTGAAATATAGTTACTGACATCAAATGCACTAATTGTTCTTGATTCCATGTTAGGAACTGTCAGTTTATT